GGCTGATAGGTCTTCAATAGCAGGTGCGCCGTAGCCCCTCCAGCTGGGTAAAGGTTGACTGAAATCGACGCAACCGAGGCGTTACCGTTGGTCACTCGCAGCGATGACAGCACAGCCGTGTTGGCCGCTGGCACTGTGTAAATGGTCGTTTCTGTCGTCGCAGCGGGTATGAGCGGCTTTCTCAGATACTTGTTTGACATGCTGATTACCCGGCTGACACAAAGTTGATGGTGAGGATCACAGACGGTATCTCTGGCCGCGTGGGGCTGGTGCCCGCTGCGTAATGTTCAAGATACACGTCAACATTGTCAGACCACCACGCGATCTCCAGATAGTTCACAGCAGGGTCGGTGACCGTGAAGATACCTGTCACAGCGGGCACCACGTGCGCCCAGATGGTTGCGCTCTTGCGCGCAGGTATATCAAATCTGGTATTGCTGAGCGGGTAGTTTACACCCGTGTCCTTCGCCCAGATCTCAAACTCAGCTGCCGTATTGCTGCGATTGGTCATCTGCAACGTGAAGGTCACCAAATACTGTCCGCTGCAGGGGACGTAGATCTTGCTGTTGTCCACCACGCGGATGCCGTTGGACAGCGCAACTGTATTGTAGGTAACCAAGTTCTCGCTGGTGATGCCGGCACTGGTCTGATCAGCATCTGAAATCAGCATGGCATGTGGCTGCATCATGCCGTTAGACAGCTGGAACCCGCGTATACCACCAGCAAAACCGCCTCCCGCTCCGCTGCCTGCGCTCATCCATGTTGATGCGCCGGCAATGTTCTCACCGGTAACGGGGGTGTAGGTCGTATTCAGCTGCAGGATAATCTGCTCAAGAGAGCGCACCAGCTGGTTAAACTGCTCGGGTGTGTACTGCGCCGAGGCGTTGGGCAGACGGACGTTGTTAATCTTGCTCATCGCAGACCATCCGGCTGCAGGTCAACACGCAGCGTACCGTAGCGCCACGTAGCACCCAGCTGGTTGTTCTCGATGGTAATCGATATCTGCCGACCACGCGCTCGGGTGTCCACTTTGGTGGTCGCTGGCGTAATGATGTACGGATCAAGCGAGCTGGGGCTTGCTAATGCCTGCGGGAATGCGCGCAGCAGCAGCCGTATTGTCAGATCCCCAACTTGGTTCTTGAAGTCTGGGATAAAGCGCGACATCAGCAGCATGTTGTCGCCATCACCGATGTCAAAGTAGCCAGATGTCAGCAGGGACTCCAGCGGCAGATTCACGTCGTCTGTGCCGGTCTCATGCTGATAGATCAGCGCCCTGCCAGCAGTCAGCCCGTAGATCGTGCTGATGGTGGCGTCGGTTGCGTCAGGCAGGTATTTTGAGGCCAGCGGCTTGGGATAGGCGCTCAGATCTACCCACGACGTTCGTGCCATCGTGCCGATCGCCCATGTGTTTTCGAGGTAATTGTACGTGACGCATCGATCAATAAAGTCGCTGGTAACAGAGCAGTACCACCACGTCACTTCGTTAAACTGGCTGTTCAGGCCAACATGTACCTTGGTCTTTTGCACCTGATTGAGGTCTTTAAAGACATAATCCTGCACGGTACAGGGAAGCTTTTTCACCGTACCATCGAACAGGTAGAACGCCTCGGTGCCCATCCAGAAGGCAAGCCCGTTCACGTCCACTGCCGCGTGAGGACCGATGCAACCGCAGTTTGCACCAAGCTGCTGGAATCCGAAGGTGAAGGGTGGGCCAATGTACTGCTGACCGTGCAGCGCCGTGTCGGTAAAGATCAGTATCTGACCGCGAGAACGGATCGCCGTGACGATTGTGTTACCGTCCGTGAGCCGTTGGCCGCCAGCCGTGTTCGTCGCGCTCTCAACAAACTGAGTGATGTCCTCCTGATTGGAGAATCGCACGAACATGGGATCTTGCGTCGATGGAGTGCCAATTGTGGCCTCCGTCCCAAAGCAGACAAGATGCCTGTCTGGAGTCGAGATCAGGGCGTACTTGCTCTTGGTCGGCGCACCTGACAGAACCGTTGCGCGTGTAGCAACGCCCGCGCTCAGATCCCAATAGTAGGTTGGACCATCCACCAGCTGGCAGATCACGTCCTCACCGTAGGTGTCGAATTGCCAGACTCTGGAGTTCAGCGCGACGCTTGTACCAGCCGTTCGCGGTGTGCCCCAAGTGCTCAAGCCCCACGTTCCAACGCCCCAGCCGAAGTCGAAGTAGTTGATGTCTGAGCCGACGTTGATCTGATAGGCACCGATGACACTGGCACCGCCATTACCAACGTCAGATGCATTGGCGGCAACAGGCGCAGTGATTGTGTAGCTGCCGGAGTTGATGACCGAGGTTACTTGGTACTGAGCGTTTAGGATGGTAGCAGTAATCGCGCCACCTAGACTGGTAGCGCCGGAGAATGTTACGAAATCACCCACGATTGCGCCGTGACTACTGTCGGAGACAGTGATCGTTGCCGAGCCGTCAACCGCCGCAAACGTCACTGCGCCAGCGACTGTGGTTTCACGTATGGGGGTGATGTCGCTCCACGCGCCATTGACAGACACGTACAGCTTTCGGTTGGTGCCCACAAGGACATAGGGCACTCCAGTAAGGCTGGTCCATGTGAACACCTCACTGACCATGCCCACCAGATAGACTTCAGTACCCTCAAAGTTAATCCAGCCGCCTATTTTCTCAGGCAAGCCGTATCTGAACCGCACGTTATCGCAGTTCGTCCAGCCGCCCTCAGCACCGTATTCGGTGTTCTGCTTATCGATGCCGGGGGCTAGATTAAGTCGAAAGTACGCCATCTAAGCCCTTTACATCATTTTGGCAGGTCGTGTACCCTTGATTGCAACGCCAGCACCGCGCACTTTGCCGCCGCCCGCACCGCCTTTCTTCACTGCGCCACCAGCTGCGTAGCCTTTCTTAGCCATGCCGCCAGCTGCCATGCCTTTTTTAGTCATCCCGCCCGCTGCCATCATCTTCGCTTTCATCTTCACTCTCCGCATACAAGTTGTTAAAAGTAACTGCTGGGTCTAAATACGAATCGTCTTGCTCGGCGCAGTGTATCCACTGACTCGGTTTAAAGTCCGGTGCGCCTTCGCCTGTGACCCAGTAAGCTGGGCTTGTGACGCGGACTCGGTTGTTCGGTAAGGCTACAATATTACCCGTCCATTTACCAGCATCGGTCAGGATGAGGACATGGGTCTGCTTGTGCTGTGCAGGGTCTTCGGAGACCTCGCTCTCAGCGTAGTCAACCGTGAATAAGTACCTGCCTTTAAAGAACTCGTTGTTGATCTTGCACAACCACTGTGATGGTTTAGCCCGGTCAATGGAGATAATGCTGTGGTGGTAAGAGCTGCAATCCCACGGCTGCACAAAGTGCGTCTCCATCCGCTCAGGCCACTCTTCCAGCGGTATATCACCAACCAGCGCAGTGATCGGCATTCTTGCCCACATCGCCCCGCCATGTACATTCGGCTGGCTACCATCGTCCGCTTCGCACCCGGTAAAGATCAACTGGAACGACAGACACCTGTCAGGCATCGTCGTGACCGCCACCGCCAGCGCATGGATATACTCGCCGTGATAGTCTTGGTGGCCGTTGGTAAACTCTTTGCGTACCCAACACTTAAAGTACGGAATGTTGCTTATAAGATACATCTAGCCCCCAGATAAGAATAAAGCTCGCTCGGCTTCTCTGCGCCTAACCAGTCCGTTAAGGACTTTGCCGCCAGCCTTGTTCCACTTCAAGAACTCGTCTGCTGCGCCATCGTAGTCGCCACGATTGTACTTCATTCTTAGGGTAGATGACTGCAAGTTACCTAGCCCAACATTGAAAGCAAAGCTAACAACTGCGTCCAAGTGGCACTGATTATCAGCAGTAGCAGGACATAGTCGTAATACGCCATCCGAAAACCGTAGTAAATCCGCCTCAAGTAACGCGTCAATCTCATCATTGGCAAACACCCGGTTGTGCTCTGCGCGTAGTGGGTAGCCGGCTCTCTCGTTGTTCTTGAGCCGCGCTTGGTCTGGGTACAGAACACGGCCATACCCAATTGTCCACAGCGCAGCGGGGCACTTATAAGGGCTACTATGGCAGCCCTCGAAGGATTTGATCAACTGGATACCCGCTTCGGATACGCTCATTTCTTCTGGAAAGCCTGTGACCCAAACCAAAAGCTGATGATGGCAGCAAGAATCGCCATCTCGTCATCGCTGAACACCATCTCCATTGCTTGAGCAAAGGCCACACCAGTGCTGTACGCATACCAAATACCGGCTATATCTACCACGACCAACAGGCCAACGAAGATATAAGTGACGACTGGCCGCACGCTGGCGCGAAGGTTAATGACCCACGTTGACGCACCCTCACCGATCTTCATGTCGTGCTTCCACATCGCCAACTTCTCTTGGGCTTGTGTCTGCATTGCAATCTGCTCGGTCTTAATCTCTTCAACAGCAGCCTGTGCGATAAAGCCTTCTTTTGCCAACGCCAGTTCACGTTCGCGCTGCATCGCCATTAAGGCCAATTCGTGCTTTTTATCGCCGCGATCCTGTACAAAATCCAGTACTTTCGGCAAGCCACCGGCAGCGAAACCCAACAGACTTGATACTAAACTTAACATGGTAATTACCTCAGATTCTGAATAATGCCGATCACAAATGCGACTATGATGCCCACCAGCCCTAGCAGGACGGTGACGGTTAAAACATTCTGGATGAGCTTACGCATCTTTCTGCGCTGGTTCAGTATCGCCCTTTCCCGCGTGTCCTTAATTCTTGCACGATCACGCATCATGCTTGTGTATTCCTCAACACCCCAACGCCAGACAATCAACTCGCGCAGTTCTTTCTCTTGCTGTTCGATCTTCTTACGGGCTATCAGGGCTTGCATCGCCTCTTGCTCAACACTGCCGGAAAAGATGAGCTTCTTGAAAAGCGGTGGGTCTTTTGCTTCCTCTTCCGCGTTTTTGACATCGCTAACAGCCTTAAACCACGTACCCAGCTGGCCGCCCATGTCCTCAAGCTCTCTGCCCATTTCGATCCCCTTTTTGAGGACCTTATAGGCAGACGTAGCTATTGCTAAAGCCGAGACAGGATCAAGCATGGCACACCTCTACTACTTATCTGCCTTCTTATCTAACTTAGAAAAGACCTTGTCAAAGTTGGCATTCATCTCTTGACGCAGCAAGTGCATGTCCTGACGGAACTCTTCTCGGCTTAACAAGGCAGCCTGTTCCTTCTGTAGGGCTTCAATCTTGCGATCCTGCTCCTTGTTGTCCTCGCGTGTGCTTTTTACGAACCACGCAACCACGCCTCCGGCTGCTGCGATCAATGCGTCAATGATGGTTGATTCGGGCATGGTCTAGCTTACTCCTCTGACTCGGTTCCAAACTCGTTCATGACCGTAATACAAAATGGTGTTGGTAATCATCTGCACCACCGCAATCGTGCTTGCTGCCGCAAAGCTGCCAGAGACGACATAGGATATCAAAAAAGTAGCCGTGCTACCCGTTACTCGCCATGTGATTGTTTTGATGAGGCTGCGTTTTTTTGTGTCCACAGGTTTACAATCTCCTTGGCGTGATACGTCATCTGCATCGCAAAGTCATCAATCCGGTAATCGTAGTGTGCAGGCGGCACAAACATAGCGTTGGTGTCTGAGTACCTGCCTTGCTTGGTGGTGTTCATCCATACGACAAAGTCTGCACCAAACGCCTCACGGGTCTGCTCGGTTGGACACACCAGATCGGCAACCACCGTCGAACCCCAGCGGCCAGCAATGTTGCACAGATGCCCCATGCGCCGTGCCTGCTCAATCCTATCCTCAAGGCTGAAACCCAAGTCCTTGTTGACGTTCTCGCGTATGTCGTCGGCGTTGAAATGCACACACCGAAAGTACTCTGCCAGAAACCGAGCGAATGTTGTCTTGCCAGAGCCGGGTAATCCCATGACCAGAATCTTCATCTTACCAGTCCCCAGACCAATGCTTTAAACCTGACTCTGCATAAAATTGACGTTTTTCCTGCTCCCAGTTTATTGTCGTATCGCCTGCTCGGTACACAATTGTGTTGTACGGCGGGTCTTCCCGATACGTCTTAATAAAGCCTGCGGAGTCCAACATGTCCCTGATCTCGCCAAACGTGTTCTTGTCGGGATTAGTGTTCACCATCTGCCCCAGCAGCGTCAATGTCACGGCGTGCATGTAGGTCTGTGGGCCGAGAAAATAGATGTTTGTGTATCCCTCTTTCAAGCGTTTTACGTACAACTGTATGGCGCATCTT